ATTATCTCAAATAATAGTTTCAAATCGACTAAATTAACAATTAAGAATTTTAATTTAACAGAAAAGCAAAAAAGTTTTGCTCAAATAGCTTTTGATAAAAATACTAAAATCGTTTTTATTAATGGACCTGCTGGAAGTTCTAAAACATTTTTGGCTGTTTATTGTGCATTGCATATGTTAAATATGAATTCAAAGTACGAGATCAAGTACATTAGAACAATCGTCGAGTCTGGAGAAAGAGGATTAGGTTCTTTGCCTGGAACTGTAGATGAAAAGTTTAATCCTTTTATGATACCACTGTACGATAAGTTGGATGAACTTATTCCTATGGCTCAATCAAAATATCTTGAAACAAGTGGTATTATAGAGGCTTTGCCTGTCAATTTCTTGCGAGGTGCTACTTGGAACGAAAAGATTATTATTGCAGACGAATCTCAGAATTATAGCAGCAAAGAATTGATTACTCTTCTTACTCGTATCGGAGAAAATACCAAAATGTTTATTTGCGGAGACGCTATGCAATCAGACATTGGAAACAAATCTGGTTTCATGAAAGTTTATGATTTATTTAATAATAAAGAAAGCGAAGATAGAGGTATTTATTGTTTCCAATTTGATGAGGAAGATATTATGAGAAGTGAAATATTAAAGTATATTGTTACTGTGTTAAAAAGAATAGATAAAGTTAATTGATAATCATATAATATGGTGTATGTACTGTAGCGAATGCGGTTCTAAAAATGGAGTAGGAGCGAAGTTTTGTTCTGGTTGCGGTAATCCTTTGGCATCGTTAATTCAGAAAAGTCAACCTAAAAAACTTGTTCCTACTCCATCAAGATCAGAAGTAGATGAAGATGGCTTACCAACTACAGTTGTAAGACCAAAAAAATTAGAATATGAAGTCGAGAGATCAGAGAAAAACAGATTCTCTGTAAAAGATATAGTTAGTTCTCCACCATCTTCTGAAAGATTCTCAAGACCAATTGGCAAAGTAGAAAAGCTTACTAAAGAGCAGTATCTTTCTCAATCATTAAAAGAATGCGCTTCTAGTAAGAACTTTAACGAGATAAATGAAGCTTAAAACCAAAAAGACTTTTGAAGAGATGTATGAAATCATCAATCAAGTCGTAAAAAAAAGAAAAGCGAAATGGAAGTTAAAGGCAATTGTTTGGTTCGATTTTGAAGATATTGAGCAGATCATAAAAATTCATATTCATAAGAAATGGCACCTCTGGGATCAGAAGCGTCCCATAGAACCTTGGGTCAATAGAATCGTATCTAATCAAATAAAGAACATAATTAGAAACTCATATAGTTGTTTCGTGAAGCCTTGTGTTAATTGCTCATTTAATACTAATAAAGGAGCTTCATTACCAAACGAAGAGAATACATGCGGTTTTACTAAAAGCCAAAAGCAATGTAATGAATGTCCTTTGTATGCCAAATGGGAAAAGACGAAAAAAAATGCTTATGATATAAAAATGACAGTAAGTTTGCAAAATCATCAAAATTATTTTGTATCTATTCCGGAAAGTGAATCTGTTAATTTCTCTTTAGCTGAAAAAAAACTTCATTTATTAATGAAGGATCATTTAACAGATAAACAGTTTTTCGCTTATAAAATGTTTTTTATAGATTGCTTAAATGATGATGAAGTCGCTCAGTTTTTAAAATTTAAAACAAGTGAAAAAGGCCGCAAAGCTGGCTACAAACAAATTAAAAATTTAAAAAAGATGCTTTATATAAAAGCGAAGTCATTGATAAAAGATAACGACGTTTTTAATAATGAATAATCTATCTGAAGAGCAAAAAATATTAATTAATAAAAAAATAGAAGAAGGATTGACTGACTATGTTGTTATCGCAAATCTTTTATTTAATAGAGAAGACCTTCAAGGAAGATCTAAAGAAGCTAAACTAATAAGAGATTACATGATCTCTTGTGGGTCTCTTGGTAAAAAAGAAAAAGCTAAACCTAAGCCAGATTCAGAATGGCTGACCACTTCTCATATAGAATTTATAGATCAGAACATTAAAACAGGAATCACGCCTAAACAAATTACAGAACTATTGTTTTCTAAAGAGTTGGCTGGAGTTTCTAATCTTAATGTCTTTATCACTCCTCAATACAGAGCGGTTCATAAGTATATTAAAGAAAAATATCCAGAATATTTAGTCGATAGTGAATCAGCGGTAAATGAAAAATACGTTGTTCCAAGAAGCTTAGGCACAGTTATTAAAAAAGTAAACAAATGGGCTGGTCAAGATCTGTTGGAAGGGAAATTAACTCTCCAACATAGAAAGTTTTTAGAGAAGCTGTTGAATTATCTTGCTAGTCCCCGTTTCGTTCAGAATTACGATTCTTATCGTAGTGCAAATGATAAGGATCTTTTTGAAGCCGAGTTCGTTCGTTCTGTTTGGGATAAACCAGATCTTACTATTGATGAAATTAATTTATACATCAATGTATGTATGGATTATATAAATCTTAAGCAAATTGATATGAAAAAGAACAAAGTAAACGAAATGTTTAATGACACTCAAGAACAAAAAGATTTTACAATGCGACTTACTGAAGTATTAAAGACTATTAGCGAAGAATATAATCAATGCGCCCAACGTATTGATAAATCTCTACAGAAGTTAAATGGCGAACGTGCAAAACGTATAGAGTCTCATCAACAAAAGAATGCGTCCATTCTCAGTCTTGTAGAATTGTTTCAAGATGAAAATGAAAGGAAGATGATGATTCAAATAGCAGACATGCAAAAGAAAGTTGTCAGAGAAGAAGCCGATAGACTTGAAAGCATGTCTGCATGGAAGGCAAGAATACTAGGCATCACAAAAGAAGATGCTATATGATAGAATGTAAGATATGTAAAGAACCTTTTGTTAATGATAAGTCTTTCCATGCTCATTTAAAGAAGCATGGAACTTATCAAGGAGAGTATTATTGTACATATTATCCACGATTATCGCTTTATTATAAAAAGCCAGTTCCATTCATTAACAAAATTAAATATTTTAATACGGAGTTTCTTGATTTTAATGAATTTCTTATATGGGAAAAAAATGAGAATCAGGAAATAGTAAAACAAAAATACGTTGAAATTCTACAAAAAAGAATGAAAGTAAAAGACTATCTTTTTGCGCCATTTCATAACGAATTGAAATCTTTGCATTTGCCGACAATCGATTTATACAAAAAACATTTTGGCTCTTATAATTCCGTATGTAAACTTTTAGATAAAGAGCCTCTTTTTAATAAGCCATTGCCAAAAGACTTTACTAAGATTAATTTAAAAAATGAAACAATATTAGTCGATACTCGCGAACAAGATCCTTTGGAGTTTGCTAATACTAAGGTTGAAAAATTATTTATTGGAGATTATTTAATGAATGCTCAAGAATATAATTATACTTTTATTGATAGAAAAAGCGAGGGCGATTTTTTAGGAACATTAGCGTCTGGAGTACAGCGTTTTGAAAGAGAAATACAACGCACGGTTGAGCTTGAAGGTTATCTATTCGTAGTTATAGAAACATCAATTGATTCTATAATCGATAATCATAAAAAATTTAAACGAAAAACTAACTTAGAATATGTATTTCATAATCTAAGAGATTTGACGCATAAATATCCTAGGCGTTTGCAGTTTATTTTTACAGGAAGTAGAAAAAGATCTATAGATCTTATTCCAAGGTTATTATACTTTGGAAAAGATTTATGGCAGGTAGATTTACAATATTTTTTAGATCATGAGCTGGGAAACAGGTAATCAAAGAGAAAGAAAAAATCCTTACGTCTCAAATGAAGAGCTTTCTCAAAAAGAAGGTTTTATTGAAGAGCGAGAAGCGAAGCTTTTGTTTTATCAATTTTTGAGAAACAATGTCACCTTTACTACTGATTTAATTACAGGAGTGAAGCTGTTTCCATTTCAACACATGGCTGTGAAGTCTATGTTGGAGAGTGATTATTTTCTAGGCGTTTGGTCGCGTGGTATGAGTAAAAGTTATACCACTGGTATTTTTGCTGTATTGGATGCTATATTGAATCAAGGCGTTGAGATTGGAATTCTTTCTCGCTCTTTTCGTCAGTCAAAAATGATATTTAAAAAAATTGAAGACATTGCAGCAAAACCTGAAGCTTATTTGTTGAAACAATGTATTACTCACGTTTCTAAAAACAATGACGAATGGTTAATGGAAATAGGCAAAAGCAGAATACGCGCATTACCTTTGGGTGATGGCGAAAAACTTCGTGGTTTTCGTTTTCATCGTATTATTATTGATGAGTTCTTATTAATGCCTGAACGTATTTATAACGAAGTCATTGTTCCGTTCTTATCCGTCGTTCAAAATCCAACTCAAAGAGAAGAGCTTTATAATCTTGAAACTCAATTGATTGAACGCGGAGAAATGAAAGAAGAAGATAGATATGTGTGGCCCAACAACAAATTAATAGCATTATCTTCCGCTTCTTTTAAGTTTGAATATCTTTATAAACTATTTGAGCGATACGACAATCTAATACATAATCCTAAACCAACAGACTCATCGAAAAGATGTGTTATGCAGTTTTCATATGATTGCGCTCCAGTTCAATTGTACGATCAAAATCTAATTAACCAAGCAAAATCCACGATGAGTGAGTCTCAATTCCAAAGAGAGTTTGGCGCTCAATTCACAGATGACAGTTCTGGATATTTTAAAATATCTAAAATGGCATTATGCACAGTACCTGATGGAGAAAGTCCATCTGTAGAAGTAGTTGGGAATCCTGAAGACGAATATGTTGTAGCGGTTGATCCGTCTTGGTCGGAAACCGAAGGATCTGACGATTTTGCTATTCAAGTTATAAAAGTTAATTATGAAAAACAAATGGGTACTTTAGTTCATTCTTACGCTTTAGCTGGAGCGTCATTAAAAGACCATATTAAATATTTTTTATATATTTTAAAAAACTTTAATGTAACTGCCGTATGTATGGACTATAACGGTGGAGTTCAATTCATGAACTCATGTAATGAAAGTGAATTATTCAAAGACGAGAAGATCGATTTGAAATCTATCATTACAGAATTTGAAAGACCAGAAGAATATCAAACAAATCTTTATTCTGCAAAAATGGAATACAATAAATCAGATTTTAAAATGGTATTCTTAAGAAAACCTACATCATCTTGGATACGCCAAGCTAATGAATTGCTGCAAGCTAATTTTGATCATCATCGTATCTATTTCGCTAGCAGAGCTATGGATGATCATTATAGATCGCAAATTAATAAAAAAATAGGTATAGAAAATCTTAAATTTTCTAACGTTTCTGACTTAGATAAGTCTGATGTAGGCGCAAGAATGATTGACTTTGTTGAGCATTTATCAGACATGATCTTTTTAACAAAAACAGAATGCGCTCTTATCCAAATAACAACTTCGGCACAAGGTATGCAAAATTTTGATCTGCCAGCAAACTTAAAACGTAAATCTGGACCAGACAAGCCAAGAAAAGATAGTTATTCTGCATTAGTATTAGGAAATTGGCTAACAAAGATTATAATTGATATGAGAACTGTTACTGTAGAAGATAATACAGAAACATTTACTCCAATGTTTATAGGATAAAAGTAACTTTGAAAGTCACTTTTAAAGTTATAAGTGTAAACTAAATAAATATGAGCCGCTCTTATAATAAAAAGTCTAATTATTGGAACAGATTTTCGAAAGGTGCTAAAGAGAATGAAAATTCTAATTTAGAAGATCTAATCAACAACAACGCCGAATCTTCACCATCTTTTGTTGGGGACTCTTTTTATGAAAGTTCCGCTAGTTACGAAAGAAATAGTTCTGGTGGTGGAGAAGGCAGCACTTCATTGCGAAGAAATTTAGCTTATGTAGGTCCAAAAATTTATAAATACGGTAATATTCGCGAAGGAATGTTACCTTTCGAAATGTCAGTTAATGGTTACAATATTCGTGATGCAATTGAATTATGCCAAAAAGCTTATGCAAATGTAGCTATTTTTAGAAATGCAGTTGATATCATGTCTGAATTTGCTAATGCAGAAATATATTTAGAAGGTGGTAGTCAAAAAGCTCGCGACTTTTTTTCTAAATGGATGAAGTATACAAAGATGTGGAATGTAAAAGATCAATATTTTCGCGAGTATTATAGAAGTGGTAATGTTTTCTTTTATAAAGTTAATGCTAAATTTACAATAGATGATTTTCAAAGCATATTAGAAACTTATGCTAATTACGATGGCTCGTCTTATGAAACAGATGTCCAGATTCATAAGTATCCTACTGCGCACGATGTTAAAAATTTAATTCCTATTCAATATATTTTATTGAACCCGTACTATGTAACTGTAAATAGAACAAGCTCTTGGAGAGATGTAGTTTATCAAAAGATTCTTTCTGAATATGAATTAGAAAGATTGCAAAACCCTAAAAACGAAAGAGATGTTCAAATTTTTAATAGCTTAGACAAAGAGACACAAGATAAGATTAAACATGGTCAATGGGCGCAAGATGGATTGAAGATTCAACTTAATCCTACTGATGTTATATATTCTTTTTATAAGAAACAAGATTATGAGCCTTTTGCTGTGCCTTTTGGTTTTGCTGTTTTAGATGATATCAACTTCAAGATGGAAATGAAGAAGATAGATCAAGCTATCTGCCGCACAATCGAGAATGTCATTCTATTGATAACGATGGGTACTGAGCCAAGTAAAGGGGGTATCAATCATAAAAATATAAAAGCCATGCAAGGCTTGCTTAATAATGAATCTGTAGGCCGTGTTCTTATTGCTGACTATACTACTAAGGCAGAGTTTATTATTCCTGATTTGAATAAAGTTTTAGGTTATGATAAATATAAAATAGTAAATGAAGACATTAAAGAAGGTTTGCAGAATATTCTTATTGGTTCTGAAAAGTTTGCGAACACGACTGTAAAAGCTCAAGTCTTTTTTGAGCGTTTAAAAGAAGGTAGAAACGCTTTCTTGAATGACTTTCTCCGTCCAGAAATGGAATTGATATTTAAGAATTTAGGTTTTAAAGGTAAATGCCCAATTGTTAAATTTGAAGAGGTTTCAATTAAAGACGAAACACAATTTAATCGCGTGGTCACGCGCATGATGGAACTAGGAATACTACCTCCAGAAGAAGGGTTGAGAGTAATTGAAACTGGTATCTATCCAACTAAAGAAGAGTTAGCTGCTGCTCAGATTAAGTTCGTTGAAGAACGTAAAAAAGGATTTTATAATCCAATCGTTGGTGGAGTACCTGTTATTGCTCCTCCAATGCCAGAAGGTTCAGTTTCAGGCGTAAAACCACCGATTAAGAAAACAACTACTCCAACAGAAAAAGGTCGCCCGCTTGGATCGAAAGCATCTGTCTTCGCTAAAGATTCAATAGCAAAAACAATGGAAAAAACAAAATCTTTATATTCTGTTATCGAAGGAGAATTAAAGAAAAAATATAAGAAGAAAAATTTAAACGCAGAACAGATGAAGATTGCTGAAAGTTTGTCAGAA